AGGCTACGATACTTCTAGGATTATACAATAAATAACATAAAAGAGGGTGCGCCATAGACTTATGACACACCCTCCTTGTTCGGCTTTACACAGGCAGAGACACGATGTATTCCTTCTTCTTCTTTCGTGTTCTGCTCTTCACAGTGAATCCACAAAAATCTCTCAGCCACCCGGCAGCATTGCCGATGAATGGCTCGTTCACCATAAGGATAGGACGGAGCATTCCGTTCTTCTTCATGAACTGATAGTCTATGAAGTCGAATGGGTCATCCGGGTCCTCACTCTTCTTCTCCCAAACGCTGACATCGAGATAGTCGATGAAGTCTCCCTCTGGCGGGTTATCCATCTCGATGAATCTCTTCGGAGTTAGGAGAATCGTCTCCTTAGGCTCATGAGTCATAAAGAAATTCTCTATAACCTCGTTGAACTTGTTCATGTCCATCTGTTTCTGGACAATGCCCTTTCTCTTCATAATGTCGGAAGCTTTGAGCATTCTTGTACCTCTTCTTGATGTTGCCATAATTCAAAATTTTAATTGGTTAGACATAATGTACCCCGTCATTCCTGACGAGGATTTTTGGCTAGTGTGCAAGGAATCCTACCGCCTGACCTTTCCCGATAGACCAGCACAACCTATCTTCCTTCAGACACTCTGTGCAGTTTCCGGTACACAGACGTGTCCCTTCCGGCGCAGACGTTCCGCTTTCGAAGATAGGATGCGCCTCCGGAAATCCGTGGCGGTTATCCATCTTGAGACCAAGCCATCCGCTGAATAAGATGTGCATGTTCTCAGGAATGACGTTGCCCTCATCGAGGTACTCGTTGCACACATCGAACATCTTCGTGAACGCCAGGAACTTGGTATCCTTATGCTTGCGGGCAATCTCGCACATCTTGTCAAGATACCATTTGTCCTGGATGTCACCACCGATATGGAATCGGAATGCTCTAGGGTAGCGGTAGTTGAGGTAACCATCAATCTCCTTGAAGTATCGTTCAGGATCCTCGTGGAGGATGGCAGAATTGATAGCTCTCGTCTTGATGACCTCCTTGTAAATCATGTCATTGCGCAGGTCGTAGCAGCTCTTTGCACAGATTGCACAGTTGCCGCAATCCATGACCGGAATGAGCGACACGGATGGGATTGCTCCCAATTTTGTGTTGCCATCACTGATCTTGACATGCAAGTCGCTGACGTTCTCTAATGCGTTCTCATAAGCTGCCTGTGCCTTTGACAGACGAGTCTTCATTCCTTCCTTACCTAATGTCCAGTAATTTCTACTCATAATTCTAATTTAAAATTGGTTAAACTTGTGGAACAAAAAAACCGGCGTGTCTCACGACAGACCGGCTTGAACCATTTAAACAAAATTTAGTTATGATATGAGTAGTCAGCCGCTGCTAACGACTGACCTGTTTGACTAATCTTCATCTACTTTTACATTGTAGTGAAATCTTACTGTAAGGTAATCTGTGCTAAGAAAGAATGTATAGATTAAAGGCTCAGCCTGGCGTTCGTCGAGATACTGCTTCGTATCGTAATAGTATATGCTATTTTTTGATTCGCCAGTCAGTCGTTTGACAATCTCTCTACCCCACTCAGATGTAATCCACGATCGAAGCTTCCTGATAGATAGGTAGTTTCCGTGATACTCTATCATTGTAGGTGCACCTCCGACAAATCCCAATGAAAAAAACTTATTGGTGAGATATTGCGAATCGTCAAAGATGGTGTCTAGAAGTGATTCCTCGACGACATTCTTCCCGTCAATAGGAGCCTTCACATACTTTCTTGTATCTACATTAATTTCCTTCATAATCCTTCATTTTATTGGTTAGACATAGAATCGGTTACCGAATCAGTAACCGACTTTTGGCTAGAATGATCCCCGGCTGGCGCCTTACTTTAATAGTTCGATCTAGAGAGCTTTAGCTCGAAGGATTACCTCCAGTAGTGACTGGAGGAGATCCTTCGTTGAAGAAGCTCTTGTGAATTTCTGCCGAGCCACCATTCTTTAGGCGGCGAACCTTACGTCTGATGATTACTTGTTCTCGCTCTTGGCTTTCTTCCATTCAAGAATCTTGCCCTGGACGCTGATATTATTGTCCTTGATAAGCTGCTTGAGTACACCGAGCATCTTCCAACCCTCTTCATCGTAGAGCTTGGCTTTAGACTCAAGTTCCTTCAGAGAATTGGCCTCTGACATCTTTCGTCCGTTCTTCATGAATCTTGCTCCATGGAACATGATGAGGTTTCTCATCGTGTAGTAGGAACCAGACCCTTTGTAAGCATGGATGAATGCATCTGCCTGCTTGGTATCCCACGCGAGATGCTTGCGGTTCTTGTTGAACTTGCGAACGGCATCGTAGAGATCCTTGTGGTCTTCTACAGTAGCCATCTTGTTGGCAAGGTCACGGAGAGGATTGTATACCTTTCTATCCAAGTCAGCGACAAAAATGTCCTCGTTCTGAAGACGTACGTAAGGATTGCCCTTGCAGGTATGCTTATATGTCTTCTTCTTGTTTCCATCCTTGTCCTCCTTGGTAGTGTAGATGCACTTGTCATCAATGTAGCTTCTGAGCTTTTTGATGTAGTCAATAGCCATATCGTATGCTACACAACCGTTGAACCAGCGATATCTCGCCTTTGTGTTCTCGTAGTCCTTGTGGTCACACATCTTCATCTGAGCGTAGAGCTCATTTTCAAGCATGCGCCACTGATACTCGTAGCCCTTGCGCTGCAACACCTCGTTGAATGACAGATAACTCTTATCCATGTCTCGCAACATGTGGAACATCTGACTCATCACCCAACGACGGAAGAGCTTCCAGTTACTTACGTATCCACCCTCTATAATCTGCCTGCCTACCGCATCGATGGTTGCATCGTCCATATCAACAGGGACAGCCGCACCATTTTCGATTTTGATAAGCTGATCATCACCGAGAGGGAAGTACTTACTTACGTCAACGCCTGCTGCCTTAAGAGCTTCGAGACGCATCTGCGCCTTGGTCTTCTTACCTGCACAAGCTGCATTAACCTCTACATTGTTAGCTACTACCTTAAGATTCTCACCAGTGATTGTTACAATCTGCTTCATAATTCAATTAATTTTAAATTGGTTATACTAAAAATTTATTTAACTCTAGTGGATGAGGCTTACGCCCCACCCTTGTTTGGCTCAATCCAGTCTCTGAGGATAATCAGATCCTTGTCGTTCTCGGACTTCCAGAACCATCTTCCCCATCTGTTCTCCCATGCAAGGTTGCCTCTTAGAAGCTGAATCAGTATGTATAGCTCCAGCTTACATCTAGCTACCTCCCGTCGCTCACCATACATCATATCTTCGTCTGAGAGCTCTTTCTCTGGCAAAGCCTTGAAGTAGTAGCGGCGATGGGATTCAGAACGCTCAGACGGCACAGAATGCTTGTATGCCTTATATCTCTGTTCTATTGCGAACAGGACTACTGCATGTGTCAGGTAAGGTGTATCTTTCGGCTTATCTTCCTCGGACATCACTATCTTGCCATTCACTCTACATGTTCTCTTCTGGAAGTTGATGGTGAACTTTGCACCATTCTCAACTGCATTGATAATCTCGTCGTATGTCATAATTCTATTGTATTGGTTAATAGGGATAGTGCTTATTCTTGCACTATCAAATTGGCTTCTTCGAGTTCATCCTTACTCAGTACATCTTCGTCTTCTCCGAAGTGGATATAGAATTTGTCTCCGTTCGCCCACTCCATTGCACGCATATACAACCAGTGAGCCTCTTCGATAGAGAATCCGTCTGCGCTTACTGAATCAAGCATCTCGCCCATGCAAACTTCTGACGTTTCGTACTCTTTCTTGATTTCCTCAAGCTTCTTTAGTAATCTGCTGTTCATAATTCTTAAATATTGGTTAATGGGAATGCGCTCAGAGAATCTGTTGCGTAACTATAAGGTCTTGATTAATACTGTATCTGAGTCCTGACGGATCCAGGTAATCACCTGGATTCTCAGGATGGTTGATACCGTATTGTACAATCTATTCTCCTTGCGCACCATATTCGGCTCGCAATAACCTAGACTTATCTCATGTATTATGTTGCATGGATATATGTTCTCGATTCGGTCCCGTGACTGGATACCTGTGCTGTGCCTGCGGATATATCGGCAGGCACAGGTATTCCACCTTACGGGATATTAAACCTCATACTCTTGATAAGTCGTGATGCAATTCACATGGTTGTTTGTAGGTACACTCATAGGTCTGTTGTCTTGCTACAGGCTGATGATTGGAACCAGCTGGGTTTACGCGGGGAGCATCGTTGCTCTAAGGATGACTCCCCGCGTTATTTACCCAGCGGGTATAAATACGCAACCTCCTTGTGTACCTCGTTTGGCAATAACGTTGTCTTCATCTGAGAGTGTGGCACGTAGCTATAGCAGCTTGATTCGAGGGCTGTTGTAAGTCGCCGGATGGCACTGGGATTCCAGTGAAGGCCGGCGGCATGTAAACAGCACTATAAATTCACTCTCCTCTGAAGACTACCCTCGTGCTAGGGTAATTCCCTGACCGGTGGCTAGGCACAATACTTTATGTTTCTGATTTGACACAGGATTCGCCAGACTCAGGATCCTGGGACGTCGTAAGTAGTATACGACGACGTCCTGGATCCTGAGTCTGGTTAAGAGACCTGTTGCATAAACTTCAGCCATCCGTCAGGGATTGGTGGTGTGCGCCACCTGCGAGAGTCATACGGACTGGCACATCTCTGTACTTCATTGATGAGCTACGCCTTGTGCGCGAATTCGTCGACAATCCGTCTCAAGTTGCAAACTTGCGAACTTGGACGCATCGTCGACAAATCCCGTTATAGAGGCGCTAGCCTGAATCTGCCCGTCCTTCTTCCGCGTCCGTGTGCTCGGTTACAGAGTCTGCCTGTCAGAAGATACTGCGCATAGCTATATTAGCTTGATAATATCCTGGTGGAGAGGATCGCAGGACCATCTCTGATTCGGAGATAGGTCCGCGATCTTCGAGACCGGATGTTTAAAACATTCTTCTTCATCCCGGCAGTTCCTTGCGCTAGGATGCTGATCTACAGTGTATTCACCAAAGTGTTGTACGCTGCCCTGCTCGTTCGCAAGGCATTCTGAGCACAGCCGATTGATAGATACCCCTTGATTTCGCTCTCTGTCTTACCCCTGTTTGCTTTCACGTTTCTTCCACGGCCTCGGTCTATGCAACCTACAGCCTGAGTCTTTACGTATCCGAGACCACCAACTTTACTCTTGCCTGTCTTGACCGCACGGATGCAGTCCATGACGAAAGTATTGAGCTTGTTGATGTCCTCTTCCACGTTTATGACCGGAAGAACCTGAGTAGCCCAGGAGAAATCCTCGTATCCCTTGTAGAGATACCTGTTTACTGCATTGATGGCTTTCGTCATCGTGGTATCACGTTTCTTTATCGTCCTCTTCTCAATCTCCTTTTGGAAAGTCTTGATACGTGTGGACGAAAGAGAGATATTGTGACCCTTGATGGAATATCCGAGGAACTTGAACCAATGATTTGCATCCAAGTACTCAACCTTCTTCGGGTTGAGCGTCATTTGCATCATCTCCAGCTCGCTCTTCATGATATCCATGGCTTTCTCATAGTCTTCACCGACAAACAGCGTATCATCTGAATAGCGGACGTAATATCCGTTAAGCTTAGATAGCTTGTCGTCAAGATGATAGAGAATGACATCAGCCAGCCATGCAGCAACAGAGCACCCCTGCTTGAGGGACTGATACTCCTCACAGAGGTTGTTGTCCTCATCAAAATAGATATCTGTATGATAGTAGTCACGAATGACATCTATCAGCGCAGACTTTCCGTACTTCTCCTCTACCTTGTCGAATGCCCAGTCGATGAACCGAATAGGCACAGAATCAAAGTACTTGGAGAAGTCACCTTTCCATCCGATGATTTTTCCATCTGCCGAGTATATTATCCGAGACACATCTTGCACCACACGACCGCAGCCGATACCTTTCTGGTACGACGTACAGCGTGGATGTACCATCTCTGGCATCAGCTCGAACAGGAGGTCGTTGGCTATGCTCAGGAGAATTCTGTCTACATCTTCATTCACGTAGACTGTGCGGAAATCTCCGTTGTCTTTCGGAATCTTGACTGTATGAGGCGGCATTATCTTGTAATTGCCGCTCTTGATCCTCTGATACATAGCCAGACGAGCCTCTGGTGTCGTCAGCTGATACATTACTGCTTTGTTCATGTCCTTGAATAAGCCTTTCTCAATGGCATACTGCCATCTGGCTTTCTCAAAGAACATCTCTAGGATTTTGTCTTCATTCATAATTCTTCTTGTTTTGGTTTGTGTGGTGGCACGCTACCACCTTTTAGCTAAAACCAATATTCTCCGGAGCCTTCGTCATAGTGAGGGTAATAATCGGATGATGCCTGGTCTGCATCGTAATCCATCTGGGCCATCTCCTCCGCTACCGCCCTATCTCCGCACTCACGGAAATATTTCTCTTCCAATTCTTTTTGCATTTCTCTTGTCATAATCGTAATGTTTTGGTTATTGTGCGCAGTCCTTAGCTGCGCTTTTTAGGCAATGTTACTTCATCGCATGGGAAACACTGGTCTATAGGCCACCAGAACTCGTTATCAATCACTGCAAATCCTATTTCTTCTGAAATGGAAGTCACGATGTGCTCCTTTGACTGAGAATGTATATCGCAGTATACCCTCGTTCCTACTTTGATTTTCTTCATATCTCTAATATTTTTGGTTATTGGTAGGTAGCCAACTGGCTACCAATTTTAGGCTTCGCTCCATGCTTTCCACGCTTCATTCGTGTTCTTGGTGATTGCCTCGTTCCAAAGCTTCTCCAATTTATAGAAAATCTTCTGGAAAGCCTTCGATGTTGTCTTTGGGTCAATGCGCTTGCCGAGATAAGGTCGATTACGTGTAATCGTAATTTCGTCCTCGCACCAGCAACACCTGATCATCCCATACTCCGTAGGAGAACAACCTAGGTAAATTCCTTTTGCGTCATAACGCTCTTTACGTAACCACTTCGGGTAAGGAACGTAAATGGTCCATGCGTCAACACAGAAACGGAACTCCTTTCTTGTGTCGTGATAAAGTCTCAATTTCATAATTCTTTGTATTTTGGTTGATAGAAGAGGAGCATGCAAGCTCCCCTTGTTAGGTATGTTTTAAAGTCTTGCCCATGAGTATATCTTCGCTCTTCTTTTCTCTTCTTTCAGCTGAGAGAGGAGATATTTCTTCTCTTCTCCCGAGAAATTCTTACGGATATACGATTCACACTGCTTCTTCTTCCAGAAATGAACCGAATCTGAAGCGTCTGGCGTTATTGAAACCCACATCATGCCGCCTACTACAGGAACAAGTCCTGCGTAGATAATTCCTTTTCTAAATTCCATAATCTAATCATTTAAATGGTTAAACATTGAATACCCCCATGCTAGGGGATATTGTTAGGCTTCCTCATAAGCTTCCTCCATCATGGAGTGAATCTCTTCAAGTTCGTTCGAGAAATTGTACTTGATGTTGTATTTACCGAAGGCTTCGAAATACCACTCTTCAAGATATTCTCTATCCTCGTTCGCCTGCTCGCTGTCCTCTGCGGAATCAAGTCTGGCTACCATCTGAGGATACAAATCGTAGTAATCGTCGCCATCGTAGTCTGATGCCCACCAAACACCTGTTCTGTGCTTAGGGTAGTCCTCGTACAGATTGGCAAAATTGCCATTCATGTGCTGGTCATTAAGATGTAGATATTTCTTCATTTCCTTGTTTGCCTTATGGGTAAACTCCCACGCAAGAGACTGGATATTCTTTTCGAATACATCTGCAATGTATTCTTCCAGATCTTCTGCGTCATCGAAATTTTCAAGACACTCACGATAGAGGCTCTCGATAACCGCGGCAAAACTTGCCACACCGATATAATCGGCTACTTTCTCGACAACTTCACCCTTGTTGTTCATAACAACTTCTACAATATTCTTTTCCATAATTCATCTGTTTAATGGTTCATAATGGTTCCCCACATTATCGTGGGGAGTTTTAGCCACATATGGCAATGTCGCCATATTTTTTGTAGAAATGCTTGTATGCATCAAGACCACTGGCAGCTTTCAAGTCTGTGACCTCTAGCTTGCCGGTATCCTTGCGTACCTCTGCAATAGAGAATGTATTGTCGTGCGTCCACTTGATGAGGTCCACACGCCTAACAGGATTCTCTACTGACTCAACGATTTTACACTTCAGTAAAACATCATTCAGGATCTTCTCTAAATCACTCATAATTCTGTAATTGTTGGTTAATAGAAATCCCCACCCGTGAGAGTGAGGATTGGTTTGGCTACTTACCATCTCCGAGAACGAACTGGATGCCGTCAGGCAACTTGTCGTGCTCCAAATTGTTCACGAAATCTATAAACTGCTCCTGTGTAATCTGCTTCCTGTAAGGGGACCAGTTGAACTTCACAGTGTTGTCGCAATTATAATAGATTGCATTGTCAGCAGGGAGCCCGTGAACAAGAATGTATAGCATAACATCACGCTCGTTGCGAGCTTTCTCCGTCTTCTCGTTATACTTGTCGATTATAGACTGACGAATCTTATTGATATCGTCAGTCTTTTTCTGCTCGATGCGTTCATTGATGCTCTGCTCGGAATAATATCCTTTCTCGGTCTTGGACTCAATCTCATTAATCTCCTCCTGCGTGATGCGAAGAACAAAGTGCTCTTCCTCTGGAGAATAAGGGTTCTCCCATTTTTCATCATGCTTACTGTTGAGAAACGAGATTAATTCGTCGGCTTCCTTTTTCCATCTGCTAACAATTCCAAGATGAAACAACATATACTTGAAGTATAATTTGTCGTTCATGGCGGCAGCAGGAGAAAGCTTGTGGTATTCCTCCTCCGTGATTCTGAGATACTCTATGCCTTTCTTGAAGTCTTCACGCATAAGATACATACCATTTTCCACAGGGTACATCGGCTGACCAAGGTAATTGCACAAGTGCAGCTTGATATATGGAGCAAAGCTCTTGATGTGTCTGGCAATATTCCCATGAAGACAACCTGACTCAAAGTTTACCCATTTGCCATTTCCGGCTTTTCTGTCAAGCACTCCGGTGATACTGAAATCACAGCAGTTGTTGTGACAATCGTCGTCGAGCGAGATAGTCGCCTTAAGTCTGTAAAGGTCTTCGTTCTCATAAAAAGTTACTACTTTTGTGAATCCAATCTTCTTCATAATTCTACATTTTTTATGGTTTAACATGGTTTCTGTGCAGTCTATCTGCACAGAATGTTTGGCTAGAACTTGCGAGGATGCATGCATGATTGCTCAATCTCCTGAGCCTTCTTGTCTGCACGCGCTACGCGTCTGAAATACTCGCTCTTGTCGAGATTCTTGCGTCTGCACTCCTCGCTGATAACTGCCTTGTGGCTCGCTACGAGCCTTGCAAGGAACTTTCTGTCTCCGTCTGTCATAATTCTGAATTTTGATTTGGTTAATAATAGAAGCAGGACACAGGACGTGCCCCGCTGTTTTGACTACTTGCCACCGCACGCAATACTATGAGGACAGCCATGAATCTTGCCATCCATCAATCCGTGAAAGCAGCACCCTACACATCTCTCTGTGACTATATCCCACTCTCGCTCTATTCCGTGTCTGTCAGTTACTCTTACTGTTTCCATAATTCTATATGTTTTGGTTAATAGCAGGCAGCACATTATCGTACTGCCCAGTTCTGGCTAGAGATCATACCTCTGGCTTTCTGAAGCACACAGAATCGTAGGACCGGTGAGGATGGAGAACGCACAAGGGTCGAAACTCTCGATTTTCTTCATGTTCTCTATTTTCTTCTGTATCTCAGCACGTATGGATGACAGATTAAGTCTACCGTCAATAGGCATGACAGAATCCATGCCCACCATTTCCACAACGCTCACCTCATCGGTGAATCTCATGTTCACAAGGTCAAACTTGTTAATCTTATGATAAAACTGAATCCACTTGCTCATAATTCTACATTTTTGGTTTATAGGAGAGGGAGAAATAACTCCCTCAATTTCAGGCTATGTACTTCTTGATGAACTCTTTAAGCTCGTTGAGCCGCTCGTCCATCTCCTCTTTGCTGCATACGCAGATGAAACGTGGAAAACAAGTATCCGTTATTTCTCCCATGTCATTCATGACACAGGCAAAACAACTTATATACCCTTCGCCGTTTTTATTGCTAACGCTAACATCAAGGCTCAGTCTTGATTGATTTTTCAATACTTTTTTTTGGATTTCCTGCAACTTAGGCAAAATCGTAGAGAGTATGTACTCTACATTCTCCTTGTATTCTTCATCTATCATAATTCTAAAATATTGGTAAATAGTATGCGTGACAATCGCCACGCACATTTAGCTCATGCACAATACCGCAATCTCAGAGAAACTCTTGGAGATAGTTTTCTTGCTACGGAAATCCCTATAGCCCTTAGTATTGTTGTTGTGCCACTGGCGTGCAGCAATCTTGATCTTCTCCATCTCATGCATAAGCGCACGCTCAAAATTCTTCTGTGATTTCTTGTCTAACATAATTCAATTTGTTTAATGGTTTAACATAGTATGCCCAGGAAAATGCCTGAGCACATTTTTGGCTACTCGTACTTGTTGAGCAGGAAAATCAGAATACAGCCGTCTCCGTTCATGAGCATCTGACATTTGTCCTCATCTGTAATGATGTGGGCGCAAATCTTTGCGAACATAGGAAACGGCTCATCCTCCATCTCGTCATGATATACTGCCAGGTATGTTCCCGGCAGCAGAGAACGTGAATCCTCAGGATCGCCGCCGAACTCATCGCACGCCTGTATAGGACATAGAACTCTCTGGATGGATGTGTGTGTACACATATCTTCCTCGCAGTCCATGCCCATCATGATATCAATTAACTCACACTTGCTTAATTCTTTTGTTAATGTCTTGAACATATTCTCAATATTTGGTTAATAGAAGAGAGGAGCGGAAACTCCTCTCAGATTTGGCTACTTCTTAAGACCTACGTACATTATCGTACTCTCGGTGTGTGGATTGTTGCCAAGCTCTGAAATCTCATTAGCCTGGTTTATAACCGTCTTTCTCAGCATCACGTTTGCTCTGTGACAATTATACAGAGTAACTGACACTACACACAATGCAACACACACTACGGCAAACAATGCCACGAAAATATTCTTCTTCATAATTCTGTAATTTAATTGGTTTGTAATTATTGTACTGCCCAAATCTATAGGGCAGTTTTTAGGCTAAATGTTTCCAAGCACAATTATCGTACTTTCCAAATCTGTCACGCTCCAGGCAGGATGAAATTCTCCAAGCGGAGCGTGGATCGCCACATCTCTCTGAAGAACCACCTGCCAATTATCGTACTGCTCCAGAATATTCCAAGCACAATTCCCCAAAATATTCCAAGCAGAATAATGGCAATATTCGTACTTGCTAAACACAACAGAGCAGGAACGCTCTGAATAAATCCAAGCACAATTATCGTACTTGAATAAATAATCTGTCTTGCTTTCATATCTATATTTTATTGGTAATTGTTCCGTAGCCACGCACGACAATTATCGTACTGGCTACAGATTTTTAGGCTCACGCCACGCAGAATAATGTAAGCACACCATTCTTTAGCGACCCGAATTCTACGTGACTCAAAATCTCCTGAGCATCTGCAATGATACTCTCAACCTCGCACATATCGAGGCATTTAATTCTTAGCGTACTCATAATTCTAATATTTTTGGTTATTGTTCCCTACAAGCGTAGGGATATTAGGCTTATTGAATTCCGGCAGACCAAGCGAATCTTTCTTCTTCATCATTCAGTCTGTAGATACTGGAAAGCATGCCAAACAGGCGAGGGCTGCTGTTAACGAGTTCATCGTAGGCATCCTCTGCACTCTGGTCTGTTACATTAATACGTACAAGCGTCTTTCCTATCTTCTTCAAAATCTGTTCTTTCATAATTCTAATATTTAAATGGTTCATAATTGTAGAGCGGAGATTTCTCCCCGCCCCGTTAGCCAGGATGCGCATCTTTGCACCACGTTTTATCTTTATCGTCTTAACTACGTGGCTCACACCCTACAGATTTTATGCTTCTGCCAGCAGCTTGTTTATTTCTGAGGAGATAAATCTCGCACGGATGACAAGCAACCGATTTCAGTCAGCGTGGATAGTGTGCGCCTTGATACGCTGCAAATCGTGATTGCACACACAATTGATTCTCGGGTAACCAGCCCGACCGGACAATTCCAAACCGGTAGAATATGAATTATGATTTCTTTCTAAAACTCTCATCTCGCTAGATGATACAAATCCCCTAGCCGTCGTGCCGTCTCATCTCATTCGACGCTCACGCCAGGAATTTTTGCGTATCTCTCGGATGGATGTCTCTGAGTAACACGTTACTCTCTCCCATCTCGGTGTGCCTCTCGCACTCTCGATTTACTGAGATACTTCTCTTGAATTTTGGCAATTAGTCCCCTGAGGGAGAATAAATTCTCTCTCTGGAATAATACCAAAATACCTGTTTTGTTCCCTTATGCGGCACCGACCCGCAAATGTACGCTTAAACGTGATAGGAAAAATAAGGGTACGACGACCCGCACCGCACGGAATTTGTACGGTGTAAATTTCCCACTGGCTACCTGCTAGATAGTCAGTGGGGAAAATGTAGGGGAAAAGATAGGTAGTTTTCCGCTACCTATCTAGTTACTTACTTTTGCGCTGCTGCTAACTTCGCCTGCAATTCTGCTATCTGTTTTTGTAAGTCTGTAATAGACTCAGACTTTTTCTTTGCTACCTTTGCACCGCTTGCAAATGATTGGTGCAAAGAGCACAACTTAGAACCCAAACGCTGCAAACTATCTATTATGCTGGTTTGCTTATCTTTGCCGTTGTTATCAAACCAGGCAAAGAAATTAGGTAGTTTATGCTTGCGGGAAAACTCGCTTACAGCAGAACGTACGCACTCAGTCTGCAAATTGCAATAACTTTCATCAGATAGCACGTAATTTGTTGCTAACTTGTTGTACTTCGCGCGTGCTTTCTCTAGTTCTTTCTTTGCGCTTACTACTTCGTTATTAGTGCACTCGCTTAATAGCTTTTTGCGGTAACTATTAAGCACTTCTAAACTCTGCGCTAAGACTGCGCTACCTTTGCACTCGGCTACATAACTTGATACCTTTGTGCTAGTATGTTCATAACCTAGAGCACCTTTAATTTCTAAATCGTTCATATCTAAATTGTTTAAATGTTACTTATAAGATAGTGTCCTATCTCTTTCTTTTTGTACTGCAAAGGTACGAAAATTTATTGGAAAAAGCAAATTTTTTATGTTAAAAATCGACCTTTAAAGACGCTATAATATGTTGATTTATAGATAGTTATGAGTTTAACACTTTGCGGCAAAGTATTAATATGTTACGTTTTACTTTCGTATATCTAACTACATAAGCACTAAATGTTAAGATTTTAACATTTAGCCAGTACGTTATTATTGTAACATTTTTTCGGTCAAGTATATTGTAATAAGTTTTGATGTTTCACGCTTTATTGATAATGTATAATTATACAAGAAAATGAATATAAACAATATTATAAAATGTTGGTTATTAAGTGGTTACATAAATTTTTTTATAAATATAAACCGACAATTTGAAATAATTACAAAAATATTGTTTCACGATGGTTTACACTATATAAACCGACATAAAATGTAATAATTTCAGAAGAAACACCCCCATACCCCCTTTGTAGCTATAAATCAGCACGGTAGTCACCTCATCTAAAAATTTTTTCTTCCGATTTTTCAGCCTTTTTGTAAAGTTTAATTACTTTCCACCATAAAGGATAATTATGCATATTCATTCATTCGTTATTTATTAACATTTGATACCATAAACTCTTACTTTGCAGACCAAACCATAAATGTATACCTATCCTTCATTTAATGTATACCTAAAATGTATATTTATACCCTTTATTTACTAGGGTTTTACCGGATATTCAGGATATTATCTGTATCTTTGTATTGTCGATATTTTATAGACGACATGTTGTAAGGACGACCTGACACGTGTTATCCTTCAGAAAGCCCCTGTTTATCGGGGTTTATCCTACACAATAACGGAAAATTAATATTATTATTGTACATAAATGGAAAATGGTATTGCTATAGACACATTGCACGCTCAGCTGCTTGACCTTTCGAGGCATGACGAGTACGGCTTCGAAGAGCTCCGTTGTCAGGACTGGGGTAAGGCGAACTCTGAGAAGTACAACAAGCTGAAGTCCAATTTCATCAGGTCCATGAGACGTCTGGCGAAGAAGGCTCCGGTGAAGTACTACAACGGTGCTTACTACATGTTTAACGGCAAGATATACGAAGCTGTTCCGAAGATAGTCCTTGAGCAGGCTTACCAGCTGTTGCTTCTTGACCTGGCCATGGCTCCGATGCTCGGCATCAGTACGGTGATGAACAAGTCATTCATGGAGGTGATAGAGTGCTACAACATACTGAGACCTACATTCGATATCGTTGCATTCGCCAACGGAGTTGTTGACTTCGGCAGCGGGTTGAAGTATCCGAACGTTATGCCATTCTCTCCCGAGTACCATGTCACATACTATCATCCTTACGACTACAATCCGAAGGCGAAGTGCGACAGGTGGATGAACTTCATCAAGGAGGTCCTTCCGGACAGGACGTCAAGGATGATCCTACAGATGTTCCTTGGTCTCGGTCTCATACAGAGAGGTACTGCATACAATCCGTACGAGGGGAAGGAATCATCGAAGATTGAGCTCTGCCTTCTCCTTATAGGTACGGGAGCCAACGGAAAGAGCGTCATCTTCGACGTTGCCTGCAACATATTCGGCAAGGACAGGATAAGCAAGATGGACTACGCTGACCTCACTGCCGACGGCGACGAGGGAATGAGGGGAAGGTATCCAATAAGGAACGCCATCTTCAACTGGTCTTCCGATTCCGACCCGAAGAAGTTCGGAAGGAAGAACACCGGTATGTTCAAGAGACTCGTGAGCGGTGAGCCCGTCCCGATGAGAAAGCTCGGCAGGGATATCCTGGAGGGGAACTCAATCCCCTACCTCATCTTCAACCTCAATGAGCTTCCGTTCCCAGACGATGCTTCGCTCGGATTCATCAGACGCTTGCAGTACGTGAGCTTCGATGTCACCATCCCTAAGGAGAGGCAGGACCCGGATCTTGCGAGCAAGATCATCCGTGAGGAGCTGAGCGGAGTGTTCAACTGGATATTCCGTGGCGCGATGGAGCTGAGGAGCAGGAAGTACAGGTTCCCGGCAGCTGAGGGCAGCAGGAGACAGCTGCTTATCTCCCTTCTCGGAAGCAATCCTATCTATGCCTGGATAAGGGCGTATGATATGAGGTGCAGCCAAGAGGCGAGGGGCGAGATTTCGGAATGCATGCTTGCCAAGGAGATGTACGAGAGATTCGTCGAGTTCTGCAAGGCCAACGATGTCGAGGAGAAGGATATCCCTACGATCCAGAAGTTCGGGCGTGATATGAGCGACAAGTACGGCTTCTTCAAGAAGAGGTCACAGGGCGGAATGACCTATCAGGTGTACGGCGCGCAGATGATTGACCTGAAGCAGGAGCTTCTCATCAATGACGTGAAGAATAAATTGCGTGGTGAGGAGGACATCAAGCAGCCTGAGAGCTTCATTCAGCCTGATGATTAACGGTTATAAAACAGATTTCTATGATAGACAAGGAATATATCAAGGAGATTATATCCCGTATCACGAAGAAGAAGGCTGATGGGAATATTGTTCCGGCCACCGCTTCGATGCAGGAGATTATGATTGCTGTCCGCGATGATGCCCTGGAGTGCATGAGGATCATGTGCAACGATAAGGAGATTGTGGTGAACAGAACGTTGAACAGTGTTTCATTCAAGTGCCTATGAGAAGACATCACAATCCTAATAAAGTACCGCCGTTCAAACCAGCCCCAGAACATTGGACTAAAAAAGTTCATTCATGGAAGGCGAAGGTCGCATACGAGACAGAGGATGATGCTTGGGAGTTTCTGAATCAGAATCCGAAATTAAAGTCTCTTGGTTATACTTGCTACCTGTGCAAGGTGTGCTCTAGGTATCATATAGGTAGATTACATCATAAATAGTTGAGATATGGATTATTGGAGTGCAAATTTCTATAAAGCAAATAATGAAAGAGCGGCTGCTATTCTTGATAAAGTGAAAAAGGGTGTATGGCTGTTTTTGAAAGACGAAGATGTTGTGAGGAAAGATAATTGTTTCCTACATAAATTTGGTGTTCTGTCTTGGGAAAGCCGTTATAAGAATCCTACACCTTTTCTTGCAGAAGTTGGAGAAGAAGAAACCATTTTGAAACCTGCTTTCGATGTTCAAGGAATGTATGATATATGTAATGTTGATGTTGGTGGAAAATGTGGTTTGTTTAAAACAAACAAAGACCATGACTGCATAATCGTGAACACGCGATTTTTTCTATTAGGTCTTGAATTAAAAGATGTTTAACATAAATAGTTGAGAATATGAAGAAGTTTTTATTAGTTGCATTAATTGCAGTGGTGTCGCTATTGGCATTATGTAGCAGAAATCAGAGATTCCAAGAAGGCAATCGTGAGTTGTATGACACTATTACGGTGTACTCTGTTGACAAAATCGTAGAAACGTCTGGCAGTAAAGACAGAATCAGGACAGATACTTATTATCTTGTTGCTACAGACAAGGGAGCGTATCGTATAGATTTGTACGGAATATGGGGTAATCCTCAACTTGTTGGAGTTATAAAACAGAATAGAACATATATTGTTGAAACAAAATGGTTCGATGCTCCAATTCTTAAGGAATACAAACGTATAACTAAACTGATTCGTGAATTATGAAGAAGAAAGGATATTACGAATACGACCCTGTTATCTATCCGAGATTGTTATGTGTCGCTATTGGCATGAGCCAAGAAGATGCTAATAAGTGTTTCGAAGGTAGAAATGGCGAGGTTTTGAAGGTTGATTTCTCTAATTATGACGCAATAACCTACGATATAGTTAGAGAAAAGGAGAATAAGAGGCTTTGTTCATTTATTAATTTTGCAAGCAAGGATTCTATGAAGATGGGGGTTTGTTGCCATGAAGCTTCTCATGCCTGCGATGACATCGAGGATGATATTGGTATGGAACATGGCGGCGAGCCTTCTGCCTACTTGATTGGCTGGATTGCGTCTTGCATCAACAAGGCTCGTTTGGGCATTGGAGATTTCGTAGAAATTAAAGATAAGGAGGAATAGCTTATGAGAAATTATTGCTATAAGGTTTCAAAGAATGGATGGAGAAGTCACGATAAGATAGATACCATTACTGGTATTCACGTGTACGAACTTAACAAAACAAAGCATGACACAGAGCTTTGTGAAAAAGGCGTGATGTGCGAGGTGTACGAGGAAGGAACGTTCTACGATGAGCATGATGAGTTTTATTTCCAAGCAAAGAATACTGTCAAGGCTTCAAAAATCGGATTCTCGCATTATATCAACCGAGACTTACAGAAGCTCGGTGATAAGAATGTTAGGTTGTTCTTGATGGATAATAGTATTTCCTTTGATGATGCTATGGCGTTATCGGAATCGGATGCTTACAAAAAGTGTAAGGAGTATTACAAACGTTTAACAGAGAAATAGCTTATGGATAAAAACGAGAAATTAAAACTTGGTGACATTTTTCTTGCGCCAAAAGAGTTTTTTCTAAATAATTCCGATGGAAAGCTAAAGCAGAAAATAGAAAGTTATGCGGAAGTAAGAAAAGATGGCAGGGTTATGTGCGCGGTTGTTGAGGATGTAAATTCAGTTTTCCCCAATGAATCATTATATACAATCGCTGTGAAACAAAAACAATTTGCACCTCCAATTAGGGTTTGTGTCAGTAAGGATTATAACCTTGATTGTTTTGAATTGCTTTCTGAAAAAGAGATGAAAGTTGCTGGTTTACTTTGGTTTTGTTATGGTGTTTAATATAGAAGGAAATAGCTTATGATTAAGATTGAAGATATTAAGATTGGCTCTATATTGCAGATTAGGAAGGTAGATTTGGAAGATATTACTAGTTCTGTGTTTATCGAGATTATAGACCCTAACAATATATATGACTCATTTGCCATTGAAGTCATTGATATGGCTGATGGAGTGTGTGTAATATCATGTACTAAAAGAAATGAATCCATTGGTGTGGATGCGGATAAATTAGCGAAGGTTTCCGTCTTCGCAAACGAATCTGCAAACAAAAAGACGGAGCAAGTATCTCACCCATCCCATTACGCTTGGTTGAAGGATTTGTGCGGTGTTGAGCCTTTGGATATTTGCAGACATCTTGACTTCAATACAGGGAACGCTATCAAGTATCTCTTGCGCAAGGATAAGGTGGATGGCAACAAAACAAAGACCGAGAAGCGCATTGAGGACTTGCGTAAGGCGGTGTTTTATATCCAAGACGAAATAAAATTATTGGAGCATGGCACAGACTAAATACACTTGTAAGGATTGCGTATTGTTGAATGATGAAGATTCTGAGTTCCCATATTGCTTGGGCAAAGACTTATATACATACACAAATCCTGACGATGATGCTTGCGGAGACATTATTCCGCTGGTATATACGTGCAAGGATTGTTTCTTCTTCAAGGATGGGGTTTGCAATGACCCTAATGAGATTAGGTTTACTTCTGAGGAGAATCCATCTTGCACAGATTTCGAGTATAAGGAAATAAAAGTTGAACTTTAAAATATTGTTATCATGGCGTTACCATTTGGAAAGACTATCAAGACAAGACACTTCACCGTGCTGAAGTTCAGCAAGAGCTTGTCTAAGAAAGAAGTTGCTTCACTCAGAGAGGATATCCCTGCTGATATCAAGAAGCATTTACAGAGAGGCTCGCTGCCTTTCATTAAGATTGCTAACATTGCCGGAACATGGGGTATTGAATACTCTATCGGTACATCAATGTACGCTGCGCTCGATGAATGTGTTCCTGTGGCTGTAGGAGACCATTATGAGTTCTCCAAGGGTGATGGAAACATCATCGAGGCATTTGCCCAGCTTATGTATGCGGATACATCGTTGCCTGGCGATGCAGAATACACGGCAGGTAAGTTGAAGCTTCGTGATGAATACATTTCTCGTGAGGCTGCAAGAAGAAACGCTGCTGCCGACGAGGGTAAGACAGAAGAGCAGCTTCGCAAGGAGAGCGATGAGGCCGTACAGGAAGTCATCGACCGCGATAAGCACGCCGAGACTCTTCTTGAGATGGCAGAGCAGATTAAGAAGGAAGGAGGCAAGGATGAGTGATAAATTGCTTGAGGTCGTTCAAGACCATACTTCTCTAGTACAGGCACTCCAGTTCGTTTTAGAGGCCGCAGAGACGAAGAAACTGCCATCATACGGCATTCTTCCTACGTTTAACGACCCTCTTCTTGATGATCAGGTAATAACTGCGCTTGAGCTCATCACTGGAGAGAAGTATCCTGATTGAATTTATATTTTTCTTCTACTTTCATAATATAAAAGTGAGGGGTGGCATCTGTGAAGACACCACCCCTCGTAACCAATTAAACAGAATTACGAACAGCAGAACGAATCTGTGAACGTATATCTGCTTGCAAAGGTACTTGGTTTTGCAGAAATTCTAGTAAAACAAAGTTACTTTAACACGAATTTAACTATTTCTTCTTCTTTTGAAAGGTCGCCTGGCCATTTTTGAAGATAATACAGTCCTCGCAGCATCGAGGCATTGATAGAGGAATGTAGTAGTGGACCACATTATTTTCTGTATCAATTTCGTCCTGCTTAATCTTAGAGTAGTCGGCTATCATGGCAGTTGTCTTTTGCCACTCTGGAGAGCCAAACTTCTGCTTGCGCTGAGCGATAACGAGGTTTCTCAGAATCTCTTCCTTCGAGGTAGCCTTAATAAGTTCCTCCTGGGTGAGTTCATCGGCGTTCTCGTTCTTCGCTTTCTTGCCCTGAACCTCTGCTATTCTCTTCTGGACGGACTCTTGGGCTTCTAGCTTGTTCATCTCGTTTTCGAGGAATGATTTCTCCCACACACCTATTCCTTCTCCCTGAAATGCGATGGCCCAGCTGTCACGGACGGACATGCCAGAACCGCGGAGACTGGCGTAGATGTAATAGCGAGGGTCTTTCATCTTGAGAGCCTTCGCCTTCTTGTACGTATCGACGGATAACGTGTATCCTTTTGTTTCTTCAATCATAGTCTTGATATTTAAAAGTTCAACGTTTGCTGCCTGCGGTGTTCTCTCCATACATTGATAGACTTGCCGTATATCCAGTAATCGAATACTTCTTCCGGCGACAATCCTTCGTCTATCATCCTTCCGCTAGCTTGGATATCCTTGATGGCCTTAATCCAACTATTATAGATATGCGGATAGCGTTTGCAGTCGGCGAGTTTCTGCTTATAGTTGTGCATAGGGCAGCACAGGCAGCCAATCCTATAGTAGCCCTCGTCGTACAGCTTACAATGCTTGATGCCGAGTGTATTCAAGAATAGCCATACATCATCATCTGTCCACTCTATGATTGGAGAGATGAGGAGCGATTCGTAGCCTCGGATACAGCCGATGGTACGCTCATCACTGGCATTGGTGATGTTAATCTCGTGGATGCCCCACCGGGTTGGACGGCCACGCTTCTGACTGTTCCTTTTATCACGGAACTCGTCAAGACCTTCAAGGGAGCCGCTATACTTATGGTTGGTAATTTCAACCTCACTCCTACCCGAACGCTGTCTGCTTTCTGCGTGACGGATTCCGATGAGGACAACATTGCCTGCGCCGATACCTTCTTTGTAGACTCGACAGCACCATCGTATCAGTCTTGTCGGAAGCATGCCTTCCTTACGGGCCTGGTTATAGATGCTGATTTTCGGCTTTATCATATCTACGTCCGGATAGTGCTTGCGGCAGAATTTGATTACTTCTGGTGGATCGACGGACGTAAGCCCCATGTGAGCCTTGAACTTCACGCCTGCAATCTTGGCAATGTGATAAAGACACTGACTATCCTTGCCTGAACTGAACGATAGATAGAAGCCTTCGTTAGGCGAGTATGCCAGTGCAAGCTTCTCCGCCTTTCTCAGCAGCTCTACAGAGTGCTTTATCTTCTCCTGGAATTCTTTAGGGAACTTCGGAAGAATTTCTTCTAAAGTGAAATTTAATTCAGAATTTATCATACTACTTATTTTTTATAAACAAACTCGGCACGGCAGACACAATTTACGTGTTGGGGAATTACCATTGTTCCTATCTTGTGAATATATCCAACAAGGCTATCACAAGCCTCGCAAGGAAATGATGAACCTCTGTGAACGAAGTATCCGATAGCTCCACTCTCCTGTCCATACTCCTGCTCTGCCTGTCCCCACGCCAAAGCAATCACCTGAGAAGCATTTCTTACGATATTATGATAGGCGTTCTTGTAGTAGCCCTTTCCGTAAGAAGGAACATCTATGTTAATGTCCTTTCTCTTCGCCTTGGTAATGACTGATGTGTGATATGGGTCCTTGTATCCTGTGCGAATGGAAGACAGGAGCTGCTGGTCTGAATATCCCATCAAGGTTCCTGCCTTGATCATTCTTACAATATCTTCAGCAAAGTTTCCGAGATAGACGGCGTTTCTTTCGGATGTCGTCTTTCCGTAGATATCGCTGACGAGAAACGATTCGATGTTCTCGTTGTCAATCCCGAGAATCTTGCATGAAACCTTGGAGTAAGCAGAGATGTAACTGTTGATACTCTCCTCTGCATCAGCAGTAACGTTCTTGGCGTAAGAGAGCAGGGCTGACTCGTTTGTGAGCCTGCCCGCACCTCTGTATCGCTTACTTGCGGCAATTATTTTCTGTGTCGATTTCCAGAGAATATCTGCAACATGGTCCTCGCAGTTTCGGATTGCCTGCAAGCGCTTCCTGCTGTAATCGACAGAACGTTTTAATTCATCCATAGGCTATTAATGGGTTTGGTTGTAGTGCTGCCAGTTGTTCTCATTCGTGGCGTTCCGATTCTCGTCCCATTTGGTTCCTGACTTATTTGGGCGTCCAGCTCCGCGACCCGTACGTACGTTTCCACTACCTCCATTCTGAATATTCGAAGTAGCTTTCTGCTCCTCAATTGCATTTTGAGTTTCGTTATCCGCACGTTGCATATCCATGAGGAGGTCCTGCTGGTCTTCCTCCTTCTTCTCCCGCATGATACGGTCGTATTCATCGTTAACTGGGAAGTCTGGGCAACGCTCAGATGCGGTCTGCTTTGAGAGGAAGTTGTTCTGAACCGCTGTCGCTAAGTTTGTTATTATTTCAGATTTATTCTGATGCACATAGATTTCCACCCAAGCGTGAATAGGAAGACCGGTCATAGTGGCCATGCAGTTTTCTTCAACTCCGACACCATACTTTGAGATACGAACAAGCTGATCAAGGAACGGATGCATCTTCTTAGCATCGTTCTCAGCAACCTCGATGGCAGGAGAATAGAGCAGCTTGATGGCAACGCCCGGAAGGTCACCCGACTTCAGCTCCGGTGGCTTTACAGTGAACGAAAGCTCATAGATGAGGTCATACGACTTGTTGAGCTGTGTCGCAAATGCATCGGAAGCGTCTGTTCCGTTAATGAAGTCTGCATCACCATTCGTATCGGTAATCTGAATCATCTTAGCCGATCCGTCTGTATCTCCAACAACGGTAATGTCGTCACCATCGCCCTTCAGCTTCATTATAGGGAAGGCGTAAGCCTTGTTGTTCTCGCAGAGATAAGAGAAAGCTTCCTCGTAGTCCTCGATGTTCTTCTGTACAACAGACCAGCATGGACCGTCATCGTTTCTTACGTATGCAACAGGGATAAATGGGAAGCCGTGAGCTTTCTCTTCAACGCAAGTGTAGTCGTCGATTCCGAATATCTTGGCAATTCTCTTGATAGTCTCCTTGACCTTGCCTTCGTTAACTTGCTTCTTGAAGCGGTAGAATGTCTTGTCATCCCACACCTCTACCCATTCAATCTTTTCATTGCCTTCCTCATCGAAGTCGTAATACTTGCGAGCAAACACAACGAGTTCACCAGTAAGAGGGTCGAACTGAGGATACAATGTGTCTCCTCTATCGAAAGCCAATGTGCGAGTACCGAATTTCTTGTTTTTATCGAAGAATCCGACTATAGCAGCTTCAGCAACCTTCATGTACGAACTTACAGCCTCATAGTGACGAATCTCCATATCGTGCATATACCATCCCTTCTTGAACTTGGCAAGGAGATTTATATACTCTTTCTGTTTCTTCATCTCAGGATCACCGGCAAGTTCAAACTGAATATCGTTACCTGTCATGTGGAGAACATGCTTCGTATGAATAACTTGCTGGAAAGCAAATGCCGTTCTTTGAATCTCCTGGACATACCATTTCCCGTCTTCCGGGTTCTTTCTCCAGATGTCAGGGTAGAGATCCTTGTCGAAGATTTTGTGGGACGTAGGATAGAACTCACGAAGGAAGTCCTTCTGAGTCTTAATCACTCTGTACAATGTATCTTGCGGCATCTGAGGGTCTTCATTATCGGACACCTCGTTCCTGCAATAGCCATCGTGGGTCATGTACCCCTTTGGCGTGAGTTCAAAGAAAGGCTTCTTTACGAGAATCTTTCTGAAATTTGTTACCTTGATAGCATCCATAATCCTTTTACCTTTTTATTTTTCTTTTTTGTTAAACTGAATATCATTACATAGAACCAAGATTCAAAGAAGTCAGGCGAGTGCCCGACATATTTCTTGGCAATCTTCTTAGGTAATAGCTTGAATCCCCTATCATCGCTATTCTCGTCACGTCTGAGCATCTTACGCTCCTTCTGAAGAATCTGTCTGAGAGGTACCTTGTCAAATCCGTTTCCTGAATACTTTCTTTCAAGCAGGGCCGAGTCGATGGAAATCTGCTTCTCCTTTATCATCTTATAGAATAACCAAGCACACTGAGACTTCAAATCCTTATAGAGGTATTTGATTCCTTCTTCTTCCTGATGATTCCTAGCGATAGGTGCTGCCTGGTTGTTAAATGGGACGGCATCCTTGAAGAATCCCTTAAAGTACTGACCGATACCCTGCATATCGTAAGTGAAGTTACATTCCTCGACACCCCACTCTCTCAGCTTGGCCTCAACTACCGAAACGAGTGTCTTAGGGTCCAGCCTCAGAACAACCAAGTCTTTACAATGCCATCCTTCCCAAAGCCACATTACGAAGTTATCGCCTCCGGTGAATGCGATATCGGCAGAGGCTCTACGTTTTCCGTCTCCGATTTGTTCCGCATTGTCGTAGATTTCATCAAGGTCTTCCATCTTGATCATGTCATCTCCGGCAGCTTTCCAGTTCCAGTTAGCTTCAAGGTCTCGCATACGCTGTTCCTCGTCCTGTTGGGCAAGGTTGGCGAGATATGAGGCATCGGTAGAGATAAGCTTAATGTTCTCTGATACGTCAGCGCGAACGAATGTTGCCGACTTGATGAACATTTCGAGCTTTGTATAACCAAGTTCCTCATAGCTGTCCTTCCAAAGGCTATCAATAATGCCCTTGCACTGCTCGTACACCTCTTCTCTCGTGTTACCCCAGTAGATTGAGTCAGGCGTATCGCCGTCCATGAAACAGTATCGTATAACTCCGTCCCGTTCCGGTATGATGTAGCCGTTCTCGTCAACCCACCAGTCAATGAACTTTCTCACCCAAGATTCCGGGTCGGGGTTACAGGTAATCCAGAAGCGGTTACGGATATGCGCTGCATTTCGGTTGTTGGTCAAGAGGTACTTGAACTTCTTGTATGGACACTGAGTACCCTCATCGATGCAGACATAGGCATACTGGCGACCTTGGAATCGTGTCTTGAAGTCCTGGTAGGCTCCAGCATAGTACGAGAATTTGAGCCATCCTCCGTTATCGAAGTTCCAGGTCATATCATTTTGTGACTTATTGTAAGTTCCAAATTGGGAGAACAATTTATAAGAGTCTGTCACTAAGGACTGTAAGTCGTCTTTTTCGTTACGAAGAATTGTTGCATGAAAATCTGGATTTTTAATATCCTTCAGAACTTCCATTAGGGAAGAGAAGGACTTGGAGTTGTGAGTGACGATGAAGTCTTCCACCATAAACAGAGAGTTTGTGTTGTTCACTGCAATACAGCAGCACTCCTTCTCTCCTACATATTCAAAATCAACAATCCTTCTTCCCAGTTCGCTTACGCCGCCATTGTACTCGGTACAAAGCACCTTCTTACGTGGAAGACGGAATAAGCGTTCTGACTGATTAATTCTGATGTAAATATCATAATAATCGCTTGCCTTAATACGTTCTCCATTCTTGGTGTAGTGGTTCTCGTACTTATTTATAGTGGCAAGTCCTCCAAGGCTGTTCACCAAAAACTTAACGTCTTTAGCAAGTTGCTCACTGACTGTCGAAAACATACAATGTCCACGCTTGTCCACAGTACCATCGGTATCCATAAGTCCTTGAAGAATAGCCCACCTTGTTTCTATAGAGCTAAACTTATAGAAATCTGGAACCGACTTATTGAAAGCGTCGCAACCGTATAGCTTTAAACCCTCAAGATCATTACGTAATCTCTCATCCTTGATTCTGTAATCACAAGCTATACTGCCTTGTTTTTGTGCATAGTTAGTCATATCGATGCCAGCACTCTCAAACTCTCTCACGATATCTTCGTCTGCGCTACATAGCATGGCATCATAACTTCCATTCTTTATATTTGCGGTTATACATCCATCTCCAAGTATGGCGCCCATAACATAAGGTGAGCTCGTTGGTTTGTAATGACGATTTCCCCAAGAGCGAGTAAACTTTACAGGCTCACACAAAGGTATGAGCAACTTGCTATTTTTAATCTCGCCAGTCTTCAGCTTTGCGAGGTGTTCAACAACCATCTGGGTGGTCCATACCCTATAATCATCATTGATAGATAACCCGTTAATGATTCTCTTCTTGCTTCTATAGCAAGTCTTACGTACATTCCAGAGGTGGTCGTATGATGCAATAACTTCAGACCCATCGACAAACTTTAGTTTGTAAGCAGGAAGTTTGCCGTGGTCTTTGCGATATACGACACGCTGCATTCCACCATCAGTTCCACTGATGATGTCTCCTGCTTTTAAGTCACCGATACGCCTATAACCAAACGGCGTAACAACCTTAGTGTCGACAAGAAGTGGTCCGCCTCGCGAGCCGCCAACTATCTTAATATCAGCGTCTATAGACAGCATGCGTTCCTGACCGCCACGCTGAGCTATAATCTTCAGCTTGTCGGGATGCTTCTTGTCGGCGTCTCTTAATGATTGGATATACTCTTGAGTGTAAATAGGCTCTCCGTTATCCAATTTTAATCCTGAAAATACATCTTTCTGCATAAATATACAATTAATACTGCAAAAATATACAATTTTTCTTTGATAATTGCATATTTATTCATATATTTGCAAAATAAAAGGTATATTTATACGTTTTCGAGGTGGAGGGACCACTTTCGGGATAACATTTTTAATCAAAAAACAACATGACAAGAGAGGAACTCTTAGCATTAGTGAACAAGGAGGTTGATACCACCAAGTTCAAAGAACTTAGCCAAAAGACCATCGATGAGGAACTTGATGATGTTTTGGAAGATTTCGGTGATGACGAGGAAGCAAATTCCAAGTTGGTTACCAAGTTAGCAAACCGTCTGAAGCGTATCAACGGCAACTTGCACAAGAATATCTCTGACGAGGTAAAGAAGAGCAAGGAGGAGGCTGAACGCAAAAAGAAGGAAGAGGAAGAGGAGCGCAAGCGCAAGGAGGCTAAAAAGGGTGACGATCCTGACGACAAATACTCCAAGCTGCTTGAGAAACTTGAAGCTCTCGAAAAGGCTAACGCAGAAAGAGACAAGAAGGCTGCAAGGAAGGCAACCATCGAGTCTGTAAAGGCAGGTTTGAAGGATAAGTTCGATAAGGCAAACCTTGAAATGAAGAACTACTTCCTCAATGCTGCAATCGCAAAGCTGGAGATTCCGGACGAAGATGTCGACATCGACGACCTGGTTTCTAAGGCTGAGAAAATCTACACCGCAGAGTACAAAGAGGCTACCGGTGAAAACGGTATTCCTGCAAAAGGCAGTCGCACGTCTAGCGGAGGCACGTCCACAGATGACGACAAGTTTATGGAAGAAGTGGCCGAGCGTCGAAAGAAGAGATTCGGCGGTGGAGACAAGAAGTAATTTCAGGATAACAATTTTAAAAAGGTAAAAAGATTATGGACAACACTTCTATTTCCTACATGGAACAGATGGGTACTCGTGGTATGCTGAACCACGGTGCGACCATCATTCAGACAGAAGGTAAGGTCGGCGGAACCCGATATGTGTTTGCCGGTCTTGAGGCACTTATCAAGAATGCCTTCGTTCACCCACCTATTGGTGGTAAGCTTGTCAACCCATTCAAGGGTCAGGCTAAGATTTATGCCGGTGACTTGATCGAGCACGATCTTGGCTTTACAGCAGGCAACGAAGGTCCTGGTGCTACCATTAAGATTCTGAAGGCCTACGGCGTGGCAAAGGCTACTGCTGCGCCTACAGACACAGACATCTACATCGTTCGTAACGGCTTCGTTCACATCCCGTTCCCTGGCGACACCATCATGATCGGCCAGAAGGACTTCAAGACCAAGGCAAAGGGTGTGACTGTTTCTGCCGTTGAGGCTATGACTGATGAAACCGCAGGTGACGTTTGGAAGGTTACTCTTTCTGCTGCTCTCGGTGCATTGAAGGTAGGTGACGTATTGGTTGAGGCTGCAAGTGCAGGCGAATCCGTATTGCCTATGGTAACCAACCCTAACTGCTTTGCTCCGAACGACAATGACTTCCCATATTTCGATGCCGGCGGCGACAAGTACCACAAGCCTCGCACAAACGTCAACTTCTGTATGTTGAATCCAGACTGCGTTATGTGGCTTGACCGTATGGGTCCTGTTCCTCCTGCTGTCAAGGCGATGAACAAGTCACTCTACCCAGAGTTCTGGCATATTTAACCTATTGTCTAACGTAAAAAGATTGATTCAGGATTATGGCAAAAATTGATATTGGTGTCGAGCAGCTTGCGAAGTTCTTCACTGGTAAGGGTAACAACACTTACCTTCAGAAGTTCGTCAATCGTGACGGCGTATTGCGCTGTAACAACGGCTGGTATCTGACACAGGGTGACATTGATCCAAACCTCACCCCTACATCTAATAATGGCGACGCAACCTTCAAGGTTCGTCTTCGCACTTTGAACCCTGCAACCTTGATGAACCTCCGTGCCCCTCTCGGCGAGGGCTATCAGAACGACCACGAGGGTATTGAGTGGTATACCGCTTCAATCCCAGACTTCGCTGCTGACGGCTTCCGTGAGACTGCGACAGAGCGTTACCACAAGATGAAGCTCCTCCAGGATGAGTTCGGCAACGATGCAGACCTGGTTGATGCTTATCTCGACAAGGTTCAGGTATTGTATGACTCTCTTGACATGACTATGACCTACATGTCAGCACAGTTGAGTTCTAAGGGTGTCATCGACTACGACAAGATCGGTCGCGGTATCCAGGAGCCTCTGTATGACGCAAAGGTTCCAGCCGAGAACTTCAAGAAGGCAGGTAAGCTTGCTTGGAACGACGAGAGCTGCGACCTGCTCGAACAGATGCGTAAGTTTGAGGAGGATTGGCGCAACAGTCATATTGAGTACCGCAGTGTACCTCTCGTATGGCAGATGACCAAGAACGACTACAACAACGTCTTCTTGAAGAACAAGCAGATTGCCGAGCTGTACAAGAGCTGGGCGAACGCTAACTTTGTGGCAGTATTGCAGAACTACGGTCCGAACAACGCAATGTTCCTGAAGTCTGTTGTTGACCTCAATGGTCTTTCTCCTATCGAGATTGTCGATGAGGTTGAGCATAACAAGCGCTTCGACGGAACAGTTACCGAGATTCGTGGTTGGGCAGACGGAACAGTCGTTCTTCGCCCTGCTGGTAAGCCATTGCGTTTCATGCGTAAGGAGATTCTCGACAAGCGAATCTTCGATACTCTCGGCAATAAGCTAGTGGATGTAGCTTGGGCACAGACAAACAACGGTCTCGGTCTGCTCCGTAACATGGTTACCGCAAACGGTATGTTCCAGGAGTTCAAGACAGACTTGTTCCTCGCTTCTGTTCCTGCTATGCTCGATGCTCCTTACCGTTGGATTATCAACATTACCCAGAAGGGTTAGTTCTTTAACGTAACTAGATTGTATGACTATGGATTCGGAGATGAACATTTACACTGTGAACGACTACCTTATTAATAAGGTGAAGTTCGAGATGCCGATGAAGGCTCTGCTGGGCATCATGCACGACAGGGAGCTCGAAAATGGCATTGACCTCGAAGCCTGCGACAAGGACAAGGTTAGACTTGCCTATGCCGACATGCTGAAATGGTTTATTCTTGGTCCGAGCAAGGTGAACAACACCTCCGATTCCGATAACGGATGGACTCATTCGGGAGGTGGCTATGACATGTCGGACAACGACAGGAGCGAGATGAAGGCAGAGGCTAACGCTATCTATGCGGAGCTGGAGCCTGATTCGATGCTCAAGAAGAAATCCACCTTCCGGGTGACCTCCCACGGAGTAAAGAGGGCGAATTATTCTCCTTGGGGAGAACCTCTCCCTCACATCATCAAATAAGGCGTATGGAAAAGGAAAACATCAGAAACCCAAGATATCCTCACATCATCAAGATCGTGAGGAAGGTCGTCGGAAAAGCCGACCCTGATGACCCATTTGCCGATGATGATGCTCCAGTTGGTGAGGACAAGGAAATCATTCTCTATTATGGCGAAGGCCGCAGCTACACCGATACCACTACAGAGGGAGACAAGAATGTCGACCAGAACAAGAGGAAGGCATCGATTCCGGTCAGATATGACGAATGGGATGCTGACAGATGTCCTCTTGACGGCGACACCATCTACTCCACTGTCGGCAACAACACCGAGGTAGGTATGGTTAAGGACTGCGAGCCGGATAATAACAGGACTGTTGTGTATTGGAATTTGACAAGGGTTTAGATTATGACAAGTTTATCAGGTCAGTTTTTACAGGTCGAGAAGAAAATCCGTCAGATGGCTGTAGCAAAGATGCAGCAGAAGATGGACCATGCGGCTGAAATGACAATGAAGGCTGTCGACAAGGCTCGCAACTATGATGACGTAACCGGTAACTTGTACAAGTCAACCGCCATCGGTACATATTACAACGGCTCATTGCAGTCAATTCATTATGCTCCTGGTCCAGAGCCAACCCGAGTAACCCTTGCTGCTGGAGAGAGATACAACCTCGAAAAGTATTATCGCAGTTCGTTCTCCTTCAAAGACAGCGGACGGAGACCTTTCAAGGGTGAATATGGAGAAGGTGGCGAATATGGTCCGAACGCTGCGTGGGATGAACTTGTTTCAAGGGAACACAACAAAGGAAAGTACGATGCTACATGGCAGATGCTTCTAGTTGCCGGCGTGGATTACGCTAAGTTTGTCGAGGTAAAGAGAGGTCACGACGTAATTACCTCTCTCAGAGAATATTTGGTTAGATACTTTAGATCGATGTAAGATATGGTTAGTATTAAGACTCTATATTTCGATGTCGGTAATGCAATGAAGGGGATTTGCGACAAGCTCTACTCCCGGAGCCGACCAAAAGCAGTTGATACGAAAATCAACAGCTACATCGTGGTATACTTTCCATCTAGTATCTACAATAACGAGATGAACTCAAGTGGAGTTTACAATGATTTCACCACTATAGCTCAAATCGAATTGTATGTACGCGATAAGAATTCGGCAAGCAACCCGCACACGCTTGATGTATCTAGCGTTGACGAGAAAGTCCAGGAGATTATGGACAGATTTCCAATCTCCACAAAAAATCTCATTGTTTCAAATCCTCGTATAACACTACAGACAGACGACGGGGCAGGTTTTTCCGTGACGATCATACAAGGAAGGTTACGTACTAAATAAGTATTCAGGTATAACAATTTAAAATATTTTAGATTATGGCTATGACAACTATTGACAAGATGAAGGACATTTTCAATGGTCCTAAAACTCTGCTCTACTCAAAGGCTATTACCGATTTGAACAAGACTACAGTTGACATCACCCCAGATGTTGAGCTTCCGGTTACCGTTGACTCGCTGAAGGCGACTATGGATGACCCAACCATCAACCACTACAAGGTTATCGGTCTTGCAGGCGACTGGGCAACTACAGCAGAGCTCGGCGACTTCAATGTAGAGTTCGTTGTTCCTTCGAAGGCAAAGGACCTGCTGAAAATTATGTTCGGCGAGGATGCAATCACAGAGCTAACCAAGGTTACACTGAAGGGTACAGGTGACGCCACCCTCGACGCTTCTACCGGCTTTACAGGTATCGCTGTTGAGCCTAAGAAGTTCAAGATCAAGGGTACTATCGTTATCGTTGACGATGAGAAGGAAAACCTAATGGTTATCACCAACATCGCTCTCTACGCTACCTTGCAGTGGGATAACTCTGGTACTGAGCCTGTTGCGTTCAAGTTCTCTGGTTCTATAGAGGGTGCAGGTAAGCGTAGCATCGCTTGGCTTACTAAGGCTCCAGCTGGTGTGGGACCAGGCATTGGCGGTTAATCAAGAGAAAAAAGCTTCTTTAGGTAATTATATTCAGGATAACAAACCGTAGGGCGGCAGGCTAATCAACAGCCGTGCCGCCCTACTTCATTTAATAGCATACAATCATGGCAGAAGAAAAGAAAATAGAGCAGCCTTCGGTGGATTTGCAGGAGTTGCTAGACAGCGTGCTGCACGACGAGCCTACCGAGTTCGTGTTCAGAGGAAAGAAGCACAAGCTCGGCTGGCTTCGCAAGGGAACCATGAGCAAGTGTTCCCACATCAGGGCAAAGGAGAAGAATGAATGGAAACGCAACGTCAAGATTTGTGTCTGCATTCTCCTCAACAACATCTGGAAGATTCGATTCCTGTATTGGATCTACTGGCGCTGGCTCTACTACATCAAGGATGTGGACGTGGCCGAGGTGCTGAGGGTCCTCGATGTTTCTAAAAAAAAAATTCCATCGAACGCATTCTCACTGGCTACCATATTAGCGACCGGGATGACGGACGTGATGATGACGATGACGAGGAGCGAAGTAGAAGCTATCCAAGCAGAACAAGCTGGGGAGCAGCCTTCTCACTAGCGGAGAAGTTCGGTTTCCTCTTTCAGCGCAAGTACTTTATCGCGGCCTACGACTACTGGTGGGGCTATTCATCGGCACAGATTGACCTTATGGTTGCTGACCAGCCTCTTGTCGTCTATCCTAAGACGAAGAAGGAAGGTGGTCCGAAGAAGCACACCAAGAAGGAGATGGATGACCTCTACGACAGGTGGATGGAGAAAAAGAAGAAAGAAGGAAGTCTTGTCGGCGAGAAAATAAATCTTGCTGATTACTTAAACAATAAACTCTAATTTTAAAATATTCAGGATATGGCAGGTGGAAATATGGGAGACCTCAGTTTCTCGCTCACTCTTAAATCGAGAATTGAAGAGGAAACCAAAAAGATTACCAAAGAATTAAACAAGATTGATGCTACTGGTAAGCAGGCACAGAATGCTTTGGAAGCAATATCCGAAGCAACAAAAGGTATTGGAGATAAGGGAGGTCGTAGTTTTGAAAAGCTAAACAACTTCGTTAAAGAATTACGTCGTAACATTGGTGTATTTTCAAGCGAAGATTTCTTTAGTCCGAAAAAACTCCAGCAGTTGGAGTCTGTCCAGGACGGGTTGTATAAAATAGGTCGCATACTCGGAGAGGTGTCTAAGGAGGGTGCTGGATTCAACATATTCCCTAACAGCGTTGCAACTGAGGCAAACAGGGCAGAGAGAGAACTTTATAAGTTATCTTCTATTATTGACGAAATCAACAAACGCCATGGTGAAGGCATACAGATGTTTGGAGTCGATTCAACGAACAACATACGTCAGTCGTTGTCAGAGCTGTCTAAATACAGAACTGAGTTAGAACAGATCAGGAATAACAGAGGTATTCATCCTATCACAGGACTCACAGCAACTGATGTCGTAAAGAGTTCCGGGTATCTTAATGCTATAGATAAAGCAAATACTTATGCAAAGGTTATAAAGGACGCAGCACGCGAGGCAAAAGAGGCAGAGAGGCAACGCCAGAATGATTTGAAGAACACGGAGCGTCGGTATGATTCTCTCGGAAATAAGGTTCGCCAGCTTCGCTCGGAATACAGCAGGGGCATCTCTATCGGTGCAGATGTGAGCAAGGCTGAAGCCGAGATTAACAGACTTCTTTCTTTAATGAGAGCCCTTATAAATATTAAGGGAAGACTTAATTCAGAAAACTGGAAGGATAGCCTCGGTTTGCTTGGTAATATTGGTAGTGGCCACGATACCACATTGGCTTCGAGAGTCCTTCAAGATCAGAAAGCAGTAAACCTAGAGGTTCAAAGAGGCATTGAGCTGGAGCAGAAGCGTCAGCAGGAGATTGCTCAGACGGCTGCAAAGGTTCAGTCTGATTTGGTCCGCGGCTTCGAGAGAGCCAACAGTCATGCAGGAAAGCTGAATTCAACCGTGCAGGATTTGAAGTCACTTTTCTTGCAGGGAGGTCTTGTGTTCGGCGCCCAGCAGTTCGCTATGAGCATCATCACAACTGGTGGTGAGATGGAGAAGCAGCATATCGCTCTCCAGTCCATCCTTGGTGATATGCAGAACGCGAACACAATGTTCAATCAGATTAAGGAACTCGCTCTTAATTCGCCATTTACATTCTCTGAATTGAACCGAGATGTTAAGCAATTGGCTGCGTATGGAGTTGAGTACGACAAGCTCTATGACACAACCAAGAGGCTTTCGGATATGTCTTCCGGTCTTGGTGTTAGCTTTGACCGTATCGCATTGGCATTTGGTCAGGTTCAGGCTCGTGGCTGGCTCGATGGTAAGGAACTCCGCCAGATTGCTTATGCAGGTATTCCTCTGCTTGAAAAGTTATCTGAGTTCTACTCTAAGCAAGAGGGCCGAAATGTCTCTACATCAGAGATTAAGACTCGTATATCAAGCAGAGATGTAAGTTTTGATGATGTGAAGTCTATCTTCTGGCAGATGACTGATGCAGGTGGTCAGTTCTATAATATGCAGCAGGTTCTGAGTGAAACTCTGCTCGGACGCTACAATAAACTGAAGGATGCCTGGGAAATCATGCTTGCCGACTTTGCTAATGGCAAGAATGTTATAGGTGGAACTTTCAAGGGTATTCTTGATGTTGTCACCAATCTCGTGCAGCAGATTCACGTCTTGGGTCCTGCTATGGTTGCGGCATTTGCAGGTCCAGCCCTTATGCGTGGAGTTAAGACCCTGGAAGGCGGCATAGGAAAGAGGATACTGAACTCTAAGGGAAATATTGCGAAAGAAGCAGAACTTAAGCTTTTGCGTGGAGAGAAAATAACTCCTGTAGAGAAACAGATTCTTCAGTACAAAAATCAGATTCGGATTCAGGATATTCAGGCACTCGCGAAGGCGAATGCGATAACAAAAGCCGAGCTCAGGCGATTGTATGTTACCGGTCAGATAACCAAGGAGATGTACAAGCAAGGTATGGCTCTCACCAAACAGGAGGGTCAGGTAAACAGAATCTCCCTTGGTGGAGTTCTGAAGGGATTGGCTAGCCCTAGTAAATGGGGAGCCGCAGGAGGCTTGCTTCTCGGAGGATTGAAATCAGGATTCAGTTCTATCATCGGTTTTCTTGGTGGTCTTCCAGGAATAGCTATATCTGCCGGATCTGCAATCTTTGCATACTACTGGGAGAAGCATCAGCAGTTGAAACAGGATATGGAGACTACGGCTGACGAACTGAAAGACAGGTACACTCAGATTGGCGAGTTCCTTCGCGATAACGATGCAGATAAAGCCATTAAGGACGGCGATGAGAAAGAGATAGAAAACCTCATTGACGCATATAAGGAAAAGCTTAAGGAGATTGCTCCAGAAAAGGAGAATGCTTTCACTATGAGCCTTCTTGAAAAGAAATCGAATGAGGACAGACTTAAGTATCTCAAAGAACAGCTCATTCTTCTCAAGCAGGTTGAGGAGAGTACTCAGAAATCTCTTTCGGACGAGGGTACATACAAGGGATTCGACGAGAAACTGTCTTCTGCAAAGGAGATAGCAGAAGCATACTCTTCAGCATCCGCAAAGGCGAATATGATTAATGCCACCCAATCCGACTTCGCTAGCTTCAACTCCTGGGAGGAAAAGTATAAGGATGAGGTGAAAGCCATGCGCGATTATCTCATTGATGAGCTTGGAGATATTAGCAACAGCCCGAAGTTGCAGGGTAAGGCTAACCAGATTCTTTCGTCATTCTTTGCAAAGCAGGGATGGAACCAGGATGTTTCTGATCAGTTCCGTGCTGACGTTCTTAATGCGATGGGTGTTGAAACTGGCTTCTACGAGAACAAATTCAAGGATGCTCTCGATAACGCAGTAAACACTTCGTTTCCCTGGATTGGTGACAAGATTCGCAACAACCAGGAATTGACAGATGCAGAGAAGGTACAGGTTTCAAACATGATGAAGGATGCTGCGGCTCAGGTTCAGAAAGACTATCCTTTTGCATCAGACGCATTGAAGCGAATGCTTGCGGCTGATAGATTCGAGGCTGTCATTCATCTCGTATTCAGGAACGATGACTCGGATCTCACTCAGCAGCTCGAAAAGAATCTCAAGGGTAGTGGTTACGACTACCATGAGAAGAACAAGTACGTCAAGAGCTGGGGAAAGGATGCCGGATACGACTACGATAAAGCAAAGAGCAACGCAGAGTCGGACATTACTTCTGCAAAAAAGGAACTCAACACCAGAAAGAAGATGCTTGCGCTGGGCAATCTTTCTCTCGATGAGTTTACACAGAAGCAGAAGGAGTACGAACTTAAGATGCAGGCTTATCATGATAACTGGGGCGAATGGTTTACTGGTGACGACAAGAAGAAAAACAAGAAAACCGGTGGCCGTAGGTCAACAGGCGCGCAGACAGATAAGGCTCTTGAAGATTTGAGGAAGCGCATCGACTTATACAAGAAGATGTATGCTGAAATCAAGAAGTTTAAGGAGCTTTATGGAGAAGGTGCTCTTGGTCAGCTTGCTAATGACGGAGAGTTTGAGGCTATATTCAATGATAAAAAGAGATTCCCTATCTCCGACTACACCAATTATGAGACCTCTATTAAAGAACTCTTGAAGACTCTCCCGGCATCAACAAGGGAGAGACTGGACTATGCTGCAAACGAGAAGGCTGGCATTCAAACTGAAAACCGAAAACTTCTCGAAGACCAGCGCAGAGACGAACTGAATGTACTCAATAAGCAACTTGATACTATATCTGAGCAGTATGAGACATACAAGAAGATATATGAGCTGACAGGAAACAAGAAGGGTTCAGAAAACATAGCTTTCGGAGGAACTGTCCAGTTTGATACATACAAGAGGTTCCTGGAGGAGCAGCTCGATATTGCGGTAAAGCACGACAACGTTCAGTCCGGCCTTAACTTGACTACGGACGAGGTTAAGGGAATGAGTCTTGAAAATGTCAAGGATAAATATGGCGATGAGACTCGTGTTTACGATATCCGCAAGAAACTGGAAGACGAGAACAACAAGATCAAGAAGGAGACCATCGACCTGATGACTAGTCTTATTGAAAAGAATGCAACCATCGCCCAACAGATTGAGGATGAAAACCGTAAATACGAGAGACAGCTTGAACTCATCAAGGGTATCGAAGACCCACAGATGAGAGACAGAGCCAAGGCAGGAGCCACAAAGACTCACAACGAGAATGTGGCAAAGCTTCAGTTCGATCAGTTCAAGCAGGAGTCTGACTGGATTGCTATCTTTGATGACCTTGACAGGGTGGCTTCCGCTACAATAGACTCAATGATTGAGAAGATTGACCAGTTCTCAATGACTACCGGTTTGTCTGTAGAATCTATCAAACAGTTGAGGGACGCTTTGGATAAGCTCAGAAATGAGCAGATTAGCAGAAACCCGTTCGGCTTCATCTTCGGAGGGGTGAATCGCGGTAAGGCTATCGGAAAGTTCATAAATGAGCGTCTTGGCGGTATGGACGATACTGCGAAGATATTCATCAGCAAGGAGGATGCTTCGAGACTTGGAATAGCTGGCGGCGTAAGAACCAAGGCGAGTCTGAAGAATGATCAGCAGTCAGCATACGCCGACTCGTCTAAGGCCATCTCTGAACTTGCGACAAAGATGCAGGCGCTCAATACGGTTCTTGACCCGGTAATCAATCTGTTCAAGGCTATGGGTGAAGAGGATTCAATCCTTGGTCAAATTGTAGGTGGAGCATCAGGCGCATTCTCTTCGGCAGCAAGTACAGCTGGAGCGGTAGCCACTCTTGGCGAGATGAAGCATTTCGGGTTCCTCAAAGGTGCTGGTCCATACGCAGCAGCCGCTTCCGCAGCGTTGAGCATTGGCGGCTCGCTAATCAAGGCGTTCGGTGCAGACTACAGCAGCTACAACAAGGCGAAGGCTGAGTACGACAACCTGACCTCAATTTGGGATTCTCTCATCTCCAAGAAGACTGAGTACATGAACATCCATTGGGGTACAGAGGCTACAGAGGCATCCAAGGAAGCTCAGGAAATGCTTAAGGCGGAGATTGAGCAGACCAAGGTTATCGCCCAGAAGAGGCTCAATTCTGGTGCTTCTGCCGGATCTCATTCTATTTGGTATCGAATGTGGAAGGGTTCGTACAAGTACAATGGTCAGAATTGGCGTGATGTAGCAGGAGAAATTTCTTCAAAGTACGGAGTTCAGTTCAATGGAATGGAGGATATGCTCAATATGGACGCCGATACTCTTTCAAAGATAAAAAAGGATTATACCGGTCTTTGGGCTAGTATGGACTCTGAGTTCAGGGATTACCTGGAAAAGCTCATTCAGTACGGAGAGAAGGCTGATGACATGATTGAGGCTCTTACAGAGAAGCTTACCGGCAACAAGTTCTCCGACCTAGTGTCTTCTTGGGGAGATGCTATGGCTACGATGGCAAACACGTCAGACAATCTCGTTGACCATTTCGAGGAAAATCTGAAGAAGACCATCTTGAACTCAATGATTGAGAATAAATATGGAGACAAGATTAAGGCTCTTTTGAAGAAGACTCAGGGGTACGCAGATAATGGTGACAAGATTAAGGATTCCAACGGAAATGTAATTTCAGAATACACAGGAGCCGAGTATGCCGACGTAAAGAACAGCGCAGATGAGCTCTCAAAGCAAATCGAGGCAACGAGAGATTACCTTAAGAAAACTTACGGATGGTCAGATAATAGCAGTTCTTCTTCTAGAAATTCCATTAAGAGTATTACGGAGGAGACAGGAGACTTGATTGCCTCATACCTCAATGCAATTAGGCTCGATTGCTCTGTCATGAGAACAGAACAAGCTAAGTACTATCCGGAGATGAGCGAGATTGCGAAGTCGCAGTTGTCGCAGCTTAATGCGATTGCTCGTAACACGTTACGAAATGCTGATGCAGCCGAGAGGATTGACGCTACTGTTTCTGAATTGAACGACAACTTCAATAGAGTTCTTAACGGAACAAAATCATTGAAGATGAAGTAATAATCGGGGGCGCGGATCTATATTCGTGCCCTCTTGTATATTTATGCATTTTTAATTGAATATTTCTTGCATATTTATTCTATTTTTCGTATATTTGCAATTATAAAAAGTTGATTTAAGGTATGAAAGATTATTTCAGGATATACATGCAGAAGGAAGGCGATGGGAACGAGGTGAAGGACTCCATCGCCGACTTCGGTATGTACGTCAGCGAGAGTCCGTTCAAGCCTTGTGATTCTGTCAAGGAACCACCGAAAAGGGAGTGGCACGATGAGCATGGTGATGATGAGTACATCGGAAAGGATGGTATCTACATGGCAGCATACGAGAACAAGGTCAAGTTTATGTTCCACGGCGAGGCTTTCGGCGCTAACGAGAAATGTAAGGCTTTTATTGATTACATCCGCAAGTCAGGCATGATGAAGATGTATTGCGACTTCAATAGAATCGGAAGACAGCATGTAAGACTTAAGGATATTGATCCAAACCTATATAGGGATCCGGATAACGAGGACTTGCTAGTCCTCTCTATTACTTTCAAGTTTAACGACCCTGTTACTGATATTAAGCCGATTAAGGATACACAGGGCAATATTTCAAATTTAGTATAGCATACAGATGAGCACTTGGAATATTTATCATAAGGATGGCTCGAAGCTGACAGACGTTAACGAAGAGCAGATAACCGTTCATGGATTGGAATACTCCGATTCTTGGATGGGTGAGTGCTTCGTGAATATCAATTTCAAGCATGAAGTGCCTATCAACTTCCAGATAGGCGACTATATTGTCTATCGTGGCGAGCGATTCGAGCTCAACTACGAGCCGGGCAAAGATAAGCAGGCAAGACCTGACACCTACGGTGAGGGCTTCGTGTATGACAGCGTAAAGTTCAACGCATTGCAGGACGAGCTTGCCAGGGCAGAGTTCCTCGATGTGGTATTGAATGATAATGAACTTCACTACACTGCCCTACCGAAATTCCCATTCTATGTACAGACTTTGGATGATCTACTAGACAGGATCCAGGCGAACCTCGATGAGCAGATTGGTGCAGGTCTTTGGAAGATTTACTCTAGAAACATGGAACGTTCCGTGCAGCGTGGATGCCTCGCGAGCGACTGGCTGTCAATGTACGGCGAAGGAACAAGAGATAACGTCATCGAATCGATGTCTATCACAGTGGATTCACAGACCTGTTGGCAGGCCCTTGCGCTTGTGAACGAGAAGTGGGACATAAACTTCATAGTCAGAGGAAGAAACATCTATGTCGGTACTACCGGAATACAGGCAAACCATATCTTTAAGTACGGACTCGGCAATGGACTCTATGAGATTGTTCAGAACGCTGATTCCGACCAGAGTGTCGTTACAAGACTAAGAGCCTATGGTTCCGAGAAGAACCTTCCTTCTCATTACTATGCGGACCTCGGTGTCAAGTACGTGGCGAATATCACGAAAGTGGTTACAGCTAGCACAAATGTTGAGCTTGAACTGGATATCGATTATATCGAGACGTATTTCAAGAATCCGAGAAAGTATATTGTTTCTGGAGAAACTGGCGAGCAGTCTTCCGGTTGGGTACTTAAGGTTACATTTGATTTCAAGACTGAGATTACCGGTTATGTAACAAAGAAATACAATACCAATAAGTGTAGATTCTATTCGGAATACAAGGGAACGCAGGTAGATAGCGGTGATGAAGAGTCAAGGGAAAACCTTAACACTTTCATCGCTCAGGTTAAGGCAGGAAACACGAAGATGTATATCACATCCGGCCTCAACAATAAAAATGTTCCTTCGTCCATGAAGGAATATGCAGAGAATCTCCCGAACAATATGTCAATCAACAGGCTTATGCTGCCTGGATTTCCCCATGTATCGCTGAGTGACTTCTATGATTCACTCACGGATGAGGAGAAGAAGTACGTGAACCCTACCGGAAAACAACACAGATTCTCTACTGACCCGCATAGGCCATACATCGATTCCATCAACATCGATCAGATTGGTCTTCGTTCGGCATCGCAGTTCTTCGATACCGATGATAAGACGAATGGAGTCGTAGAAATCTACCCTACCATCGAAGAAATGGTTATCGGTGGTGTGCGTGTGGATGAGATTGACGAGGGTGTCGCTCCTGATGATGACGGCCGATATGATGGCGACCCTGGTCCGAATAATGTTGATATTTATCTCAGCAAAGCTGTTGATTTCGATATAAAAGATTTAGCGGACGACGATTTCTCAATCTCCATGAAAGATGGTATGTGTGGTGGTCGAACGTTCAAGGTAGCATCCTCAACCAAGGTCGATGGGAGATGGAGGCTCACTATCGAGCGAATCAAGGACGACGCTCTTGAGCTTTGGTTTCCATACAAGGACTACCCTATCAAGAAAGGAGACCATTTCGTTCTTACCGGCATCACACTTCCTGATTCGTATGTCAATGCTGCATCTCTGAAGCTTCTCAAATACGCCATAGCATTCATTGACAAGAATGACTATACAAGGTACGTCTATCAGCCGAAGGTAGATGAGATTTTCATGGCAAGGCAGCACGACCAAGCGCAGGCAGACGATACCGGAGTTATCAAGAGCCTCCACGATACGCTTAAGGCCGGCGACCTGATGAACTTCAATGATACAGACCTCAATATCGAAGGAATCATCTCTATCGACCAGCTCACGATCAAGGAAGAAGATGGCAAGATTCCTACCTACGACATAACTCTCCGCGAGGATAAGGAGGTTGGAACTATCCAAAAGATTCAGCAGCAGATTTCGTCGCTTCAAAGCGGAAATGGCGGAACTGGTGCAGGCTTGACAACTACACAGGTTAAGAATCAGGTTGCGACAGAGGGAAGCAAGCACTTCATCTCAAAGATAAACGATGACATCGCAAAAGGTACAGTTACCTGGGAAAAGGTGCAGAAGTTCTTGCAGGGTTTCTTCCTCGGTCACTCAAATGAGTTTAGCATAGATGGAAGTGGTAACGCTATTCTATCTAATGTCTTGGTGAATCTCTTGAAGTCTCTCGACTTTAACGAAGCAGAGCAGAGCGGATTTGCAATAAAGCAGAGAAGCGATGGTAAGTATCAGATGTTGCTCACTGACTTGATAGTTTGGGGCAAGGCAATATTCAATACGTTGCTCATCCGTGAACTCAGCTACGTTGGTGGTAACATCGTCCTCTCACCTGCAGCTGGCAAGATAAGCTACATAAAGGAGGTATTCAGCGAGACAACGAATGAAATGATTGGCTGGAAGTGCTATCTTCTCGCTGATGATGGAACAACCGCAACAATCAACTCATTCAAGGTGGAAGACCAAGTTAGATGTAAGACGTTCAACATAGCACCTGGTGTCTATGAGAACGTCAGCAACAAGGACTACTGGAGAATTGTCACAAAGGTATCAACCGAGAATGAGGTAATCACCGATGCCGAAGGTCACGAGCTCTATGACGGAAAGAAGTTCGCTTGGATTCAGATAGCGAAGGAGAACTGCATGGAAGGCTCGGATAACCCTGCTGTAGGAGATACCATCGTCCTCATGGGTAACAGAAGCGACAGAAGCCGACAGCACCTTCTGATGATGGAGACCGAAGGAGATTCCGCACCTACGTTCACCATGTACCGAGGTATCAACTCCTACTCCCTCAAAGGTAAATCCATCTTCGATGTAGGATTCAACGGCATCAACATCGTGTCAAAGTACTACCACATAACCACAGTTGACGGAGAGAAGATTTGGATTCCCGTCTATCGTGGTGATTGGAAGGAAGGTACGGAATACAGCTACTATGATGAGGTTACATGGCTTGGCACAAGATGGCTCTGTATCTCTCCAGAAGGACAGACAACGACCGATGAACCATCTGAGGATTCTCCATATTGGAAGGCTACCACCAACGTGTATACACCAAAGCTATACCTCTATACGGATATAGTCAATAGCGGAATTGCTATAGGCGAGACACACAACGTTACTTGCAAGCTAATGTTAGGCGATAAAGATGTGACAAACGGAGTAGCTTCATGGAAGGTGACACGCAAAACCGATGATTCCGTAGATGATGCTGCTTGGGCGACTAAGGATAAGGTTAAGAACTTCAATGGCTCAATAGATATTGTCTGGTCTAATGATGGAACAGAAGACGATTTGGGTAAGGGTGATACTGCAAAATTTGTATTCACGGCAACGACCACAACAGGAAAAATTCATCAAGAATATATTAAAGTTTAAAAAATAGGAGATTAAAAATATGGGAAAAGAAATTCATCTTTCGGCAACCGCAGCAGTCAGACGAACATTGAAGGGTGACACATTATCCCTAAGTCTGCAAACAAATGGTGTACCGCTCTTTCAAGGCTTGAACCCTGATACGTTTACCGTATCGCCTAATTGGAGCGAAAGCGGAACGCATCCTATCATCACTCCATCTGTTGGCTCTGCACGTAAAAACAACGTGACACTAACAAATCACGCATGGGCTTACAACGGCAAGGACTTAGGATTCAGCTCTAGCGGTACTGGATGGGAGACCTCGACTGTTGATAATAGATTCAAACTAAATCATGCTAATGGTTCTCTCTCTATTATCGGAGACCTCGCATCTAAGGTCAATCAAGATTCCGATACTCTTACCTATTCGGGTGATGCCGTATTGGGAGCTAGCATATATCCAATGCAGAAAAGCATTGATATATTGGTATCTATGTTGGGCGGCTCATCTTATTTCGGAGGTGTTTCTGCTGATACTACTGTGTTAAGCAAGGGACAGACAGAAGCTACCCTCAGACCTTGGTTATTCAACTCCGCAGGTGGAGAGGTTTCTACCTATTCTATTAATCTGTATCGTGGCAGCGGAACAGATCTTGCAGGAACTTACGATAATCCTGCAAGCGGAATCACGATTCACAGAGATAAGACGGGAGATGCGGACAAGCTCTATGTAGACAGCCATCAGCTCTTCGTCCTCGAGTTTATTGTTGATGGTGCTGCCGTGTATAGAACAGGTATCAGCATTGATGATATATCTGATATTTATCAGCTTGCCCTTAATTCGGTAGGACAGGTTGATGAAGATAGTAATCAGACGTTCAGATGTATCGTTACCAACTGCGAGACAGGACTAGTACCGAAGAGTATAACTGGCAATGTCACCTTCGTTATCTATACTGATAGCAAAGGAAATATCGAGAACAAACGTTCGGAGACAATGACTTGGGCAAAGAACGTCAGTGATGGATTCGTTGTGAGGGATGCTGATACAATCGATGAGAACAGAAACATCATCGGCGTATCGGTGTCAGCAGATGCTTATTTAACAGTTGATGATTAGGAGGAACGCTTATGCCAATAGTTAGTAATAAGGCGAATAGAAAATTCGCCCCTTTGGACGTTTCTGTATCAGTAGTGTGCGCATCGCCTAAGTCTCCATTCATGCAGACTATGGCTGGCGATAAATTCTTCCCAGACAGAACACAGAGCGGATTTGAGTGTATTGCCTACCCGAGTATCAATGCTACGGCAAAGGATGATTCATGGGATAGCAAGCAGTCGAATATGTCTCTTGCCAATATGGTATGGAAGGTTTCTACGGGCACGGAATGGAAGGACATATCTAAAATTAATTCTTGGAGCGGTAAGTATAGCATTGATACAAGCAATACATCTAATCGTGGTTCGCTTACTATCAAGAGGAATCTTTCAAGTAATGATAAGCAGCAGTTGCAATTCGAAGCTGACCTCTACGATTACAGAACGAACTCTATATTGCATATCACCGCTGACCCTATCACTCTGTATACGGCAGATAAGGGCGCAGATACTTACGGCATGGGTATTCGGGAAGATACCGATATATCCTATAACCCATTCCTTGATAAGCTGGCTCTCTACGAGTATAAGGTTGCTAATAACATCATATCGGCATCTACGGAAGCAAGAAAAGCTTGCTTTGACGGCAATCAGTATGAATGTCACATTCCGATTGATGTATATAAGTCTAAGGATAGAATTACAAGCGGATTCTCTATTGAGCTGTATCGTGGAACGACTAAGATGTCTGCTTCGTCTGATGCAAGCCCTAACGAGATTATATCTATCTCCACATCAGAAATTGTGCTTGACCTCAGACTTGTAGAGAAGAATAATTATACCATCAAGGCGGTAATAGACGGTAAGGCTGTTGCTCAGTTCCAATTTTCCGCTTCTAGGTTCTATCCTTCTTTCGGACAGCCTAAGTTCATGGTATGCAATGATATTGAATGGGGTAAGATATACAGAAGCAACAAGGCTATTTTGGAGTACAACGGAAGGGTCGTTGAATACCCTAACCGCATCGTAGAATTGCAATGGCATACCGAAGCTTCAAACGGAAGTGTCATAACAAAGAAGTCTTGGCAAGAGGGAAATAGCTGTACCTTCTCTATCGAAGAGAGTGGTCTTGGCGATGTTGAGAGCGATTATCTTGAAGAACAGATAGAATACAGACAGCGCCCTGCCAACGACTATCTCATTGATGAAGATAGCAATTACCTGCTTGATGAGGATGGCAATGCTTTAATTGATTAATGTGTATAATTAAAAAATATAAGATATGGGTGTTAAATTGACAGAAAAGAAGCTTGTTACGGCAATGAATACCGACCAAACCTTCTTGATTGTAGTAGATGGAGCTCTTCGCAGATTAAGTCTCGGAGACCTTCAGAAAATGATGGGTAACAATATTTTCTACCCATCAATTACATTGGAGCAGTCTTCTAACCCTAAATTCGCTCTGCCAACTCCATTCATGGCTGATATGTATCATAGAGCAATGGGTGGATATATGATGAAAGTTGTGAATGGTAAGGTGTATGCTGCTAAGCTAGACCCTAGTAATTGGGAGTTCTTCGCTGACGGAACAAAGGTAGATGATGCGTCAAAGTATGAAACGATGGTTCATGTTCCCGATTGTCACTTCAAGGCTGATAACAAGACATTGCAATTCGGAGGATTGTTCCCTATTTCGGGCGGTAAGACTTTCGATTCGCCAAACTGGGTAGGTGCATACAAGATGTACGTAGATGTAAGCGGTGTTGGTCATTCAAGACCTAACGTTGCCCCTTCACATTCAAGGACGATGAGTGCATTTTGGGCTTGCGCACAGAAGCTTGGTTCGAACTTTGGTCTTGCAAACTATGGATTTCAATGCCTCATAGAAGCATTGGAACAAGTAAGTTTCGGTGACCTTAATACACAATCTGTAATTGGAGCTGGATTCCAAAGTAGTTCTTGGGAAGCATGTCGTGATGTACCTATGGGTAAGTGTATATCTCTCGGTGATGGTAGCGGTAAGGTACTCTATAACGATACTACTCTCGGTAATCAATACCCTGTCAAATTATTTGGCTTTGAGGATTTATGGGGTAAGCTTTGGGAGTTCCGTCCAGGCATCCGTTTCTACATGGATGGCGATACTCGATACGCTGTTGTCTATAGCGGCAATCAGGTAAGTAATACGGCAAATGGGCGAAAATTTACCATTCCGTCATCAGCTAATGGAGAGTTTATTATGCGAAAGACGCTTGGTACGTATTGGGACGCATTTCCGCAAGCCGTAGGAGGCGGTGATAGTACGTACTACTGCGATGGATACTGGGCTGCGACAGGTGGCGAGCTGCTGTTCGTTGGGGGTGTCGCTGACGGCGTGTCGCGCTGCGGTCTTTCGTATGCGTACTCGAGCGGCGGTTTCTCGATCTCGATGACGAGCCTCGGCGCTCGCTTGGCTTTCTATGGTAACCCGACAATCGTAAGCGGTTCGGAGCTCATGGCGATGTGAGACAACGCATAGCGTTATTAATAATTTATAAAAGAAAGGATATATCATGGATATTAGAAAGTCTATATTCGATTACTCACCTAGTCTGATTGAGTATGAGGGTAATTTTATTCGCATCAATTTCGATGTTGAGCAGGTTGAGTTGGAAAATAATATGGGTAGCAGCGAAGGCAAAAAAACTACCCGAATGGCTTATGCCGCCCACGTTGTTCGTATCGAGCAGCCTTTGGAGCGAGGTAAGATAGTTGATGCAATCGTCTCATCCGCTTATCCGACCGACAAGATGCAAGCTATCATCAACAACCATTTCGCCAATCTTGCCAAAATTGCGGATGGCAAGAAGCTTGATGCCGATGATAAGGAGCATGAAGCAGAGTATGAAGCTATGCAATCATGGCGCACGAAGGCGAAGGCTGTAGCTACGGATGTTATAGACAATTATATCAGTACTCATTAAAAGGAGGATAATAGCCTATGAAAAAGGTAGTACATCTTTTTGCCTCGCAGCGTGTCAACCGAAAGGCACGTACTGACAATGAAGAGGTGTTCAGGGAGAAAGTTACGCTCATTACCAACAAGCAGATGAGTATCGGTCAGCTTGCAGACTTTTCTCAGTTGGTTAAGGATATGGGCAATTGCGGTATAGTGATAGGCGATGGTAAAGTTGTGCTGAAAGGCGACCAGATAAAGGTGCTCAACGGCAATGACGAGGCAGCGATGTTTGAAGGTGGCAAGCTCAATGCTAACCTTATTAATGCAGAGACTATCAATGTGAACCATGTTTATGCAAGGAGTTCGGAAGGTGCAAGTATCATAGGCCATTTTGGTAACTTCGATAAAGCTGATGCTATAGTTGGTAGTGATAAGTGCCCGCTTTGGCTTGGTGCAGCATTGGCAAAGGATGCGCCATTCAGAGTAACGAAAGATGGTTATATATATGCGTATAAGGGTATATTCGCAGGAGAACTGAAGAGTGTGACAGGCTCTTTTTACAGATTGACTGCTGTTAGTTCTGATGGAAATAAAATCGCTGGTTCAATATATTTTGATGGTGCTGGACGTATAACATTTGATGCAGATATTTATAATCAAGGATATAATTCTGCGGCGAAAAGGGGTTGGCGTTTCTATGCTAGTAATGTATGGTGTCGTTCAGCCTTTGGGCATCGACAGAGTACATTGGCAGTAGTATCTGGGGATGTTATGCAAGTTTATCCTGACGGATACGATAGCGAAAGAATACCTGTGCCTCTAGAGCGTGTTTCTTATGACAATAAAACCGTATACAAAATTCCATTGTATAGTCCTAATGAAAATTTGTCCGGATGTCCTATTGATATAGTAGTATTCAGTCCTCTTAGAGCAATTGCTACATATTATTACGAGTTTGTACCTGGAGGAACAGGTAAGCGTTGGATGGCAATAAATGCCAATGACCGTAATAATGGAATATATTTCTGTGATGTCGGTGGATGGCATCAACTTCATGGTGGAGAAACAATAAATCTTGTATATATAAACCCAGAATTACTTATTCCTGGCCAGGAGGATAAGACCTATTTCGGTCGTGGTATCTTCTGGAGCGGAGTAAATGACTTGAATTGGTCGGATAGATAATCATAAAAGCAAAAATTAATATGAAAAAGAATTTTAATGTACCTTTCAAGAATTGGAAGGGTGAGGTGATAGTATCACCAGTAAAGAACGAGAACGGAGAGGAAACCTACAAGCCACAGATTATGGGCGATATTGTAGGTAAGGTGCTCTTCGAGGTGATAGATAATCAGAGTATTCAGCTATCGGGCGAAGAAAAGCTACGTGCTTATCGGGTAGCCTGCAAGATAGGCAAGGATGCCGAAAACGTGGACCTCGAAGCCGAGGATATTATTCTTATCAAGAAGATACTCTGTCCTGTGATGGCTGTAGGTGGTTATGGTCAGATTGTTGATTTACTAGAAGGATAGGAAAAGAATGAGGGTGTGTCATAAGTCTATGGCGCACCCTCTTTTATGTTATTTATTGTATAATCCTAGAAGTATCGTAGCCTATTCCAAAAAGGGAATCATA